CTGTGTTGTACCAAATCTTGAACGTTGGCGCAAGATTTATGACTGGGTTGCCGGTTAATGACATTAGATGATTACACTATGGAGTTCTTGAGGTTCAAATGCACAAATCAATACGTTCAGTTGCGCGATTCTATCCAGTAGTTCTCTACGCCATGCAGTGGCATCTATTTGTATGCCATCGATATTGTGACTGGGAATGGGGTTAAGCGCATCAGCTGCCAAGGCATTGAGGTAGCCCGTCCTAATGTCTTTCAGCTGCTGAACTGGGTCTGTTGCCATATATTTCTCCTGCTCATTAAATGACAAAAGCCGGCCCCATATGGGTACCGGCTCGGAGTGCATGCCCCACGAACACTAGCCTAGTTTTTCTATCTCATGTCTATTCGTCGTATTTAAAACACCGGTAAATTTATTGTATAACTCGCATGCATGGGCGCTGCTATCAGCGTCCACCTCCATAGGCGGAAGAAAAGGTAAGCTTACCTTGTATCGTCCCTTATCAGTAGAAAATGCATCTGGACTTACTTTTTCAAATGTTTCTGTGTCAAATTCATTTGCTTCTAAATCTGAGACTTTCTTCTTCGCCATGGATGCTCCTTATTTTAAAGATGACAATATAAAAGAGTAGCCCCCGCTCAAGTCTATCAGGACTTTTACGGGGGCCGAAAAACCTTCGGGAGAAAGGTATTAGGAAACTACGCCCAAAGCAACCTTTCTTGGGTCATAAACACCGCAGCTGCTCATCATCACTGCGCGGCAGGTCATGAGCACGTCGTTGGTGACGTTGTAGGTGCTGGGCTGAGGTAGAGTAGTCAACTCAAGAGGTCTGAAAACTCTGTTCATGAAGGCACCAGCGATATTACCGAATAGCATAAAGTTTGCTGAATCGGCATAAGACATACCGTTCTGCTGCAATACACGCTGGGTGTAAATGTCAGAAAGAATTTCATACTCAGAGCTGACCAAGGGGTTCTCGGAGAATGTCTGGAAACGCTCGCCAGTGGGGTCATAGTTGCCATAACGAACTTCGTTGGCATTGATGATTGCACGCACTTTGTAGAGCGACTGAGGAACTACAAGAACTTGCTTTCTGTCAAGCAATTCGATTGGCTGACCAGAATATGGGTCAACCTGATTTAGAACAGTCTGCTCAAGCTGGTTGATGGACTGTAGCGAATCAATACTAAAGCCAGTGATTTTGTTCACAAATGGCGCATTGGGGGTCGCGGCAGTGTAGTAAGTATTCAAGGCATTGCCGTTGAAAATGTAGGTCTGCGCATAGCCCAACACAGTATTGAGGATATTGTAGGTCTCGTTTAGCTTGACCATCTGGCCAATCATCTGAGCCTGTTTGATTATTTGCGCTGTCTTATCTCCTGCTATACTTTCATAGCTGAGATTTAAGAGTGAGCCCCACTTAAATATCCTTGGTAGGGTTACGCTCTGTGTAGCAACCAAGTTGGCAGGGAACGTCTCGCCTTCAATTACCTCTTCTCCGATATTTTGCGGAGATGAAATGTAGGCAGTGACTTCTTGACCAAGGTTTTGATTGGTCACGCCGATGGTCGTGCAAAGGTCATTAGCTACAGTTTTCTGTAGATTATAGGCATCTTTTATGATGCTTAATAGAAGCTGACCAGTGACACCAACAGCAGCAGCGTTGGACAAGGATACAGCTTCAGGACCTTCCAACAGTCTGCGAGTCTGGAACTTTTCAGCCCAGTCATGTCCGTGGAAAGCCTCGAAAAGACGGCGCAAAGACCAGCTATGGTTTGCGTCAATTTTCTTTTCGTCAATGGCATCAGATAGGGCTCTTAGTGTAGCGTCCCTTCCGCTGCTCTCATAGATAGACTTTAGTTTGTATTCAAATGACATTGTTCATTCTCCTTTTAAATTATCGAGCGAAAGGCACGGTAGAAGGTAATATGCGGAACAATGCGGTGGTGAGACTTGTGCCAGCCTCAACTACGACACCGATTGCTTCGGCCATAGAAGCTACTTTCACAACAACCTGTGAGAGTAGAGCATTAGACGATGGGTTCTTTGCAAGACCAACAAAGTCGCCTACTTTTAGGGTAGTGGCGGATTGCAAAGGTGCGGAATAGGTACCGGCTGTTGAAACTCCGATAACTCCTGCGATTGAGTTGCCATAGACCTGATTGGTCGCGGCGGCCTTGTACTGGTAGCAGTGCCCTAGAAAAGCCGTAGCAAAGTCGGTCTGTGTGGTTGCGAGGTCGGTGTTCCAAGTGAAGTTGGCACCAGTCACAGCCTCACCAGAGGCATTGAGAGCGCAGATGTCGCCAATCTCATACAGGTCTGCAGTGATGCACGGGACTGTGATTGGCTGATTGTCTTCGCGGACGTATAAGCAATTTTGAACTGCCATTGATTAGCTCCTTAGTTTCTTAACAAGTTCGTCAACCGTCAGTTCTTTATGTCCAGAAGCGATGTCGCCACTGAAACTGACAGGGGATTTACGGGTAAAGGATACACTCTTGCGGTCTTCGCAAAGTGCTTTCCATTTGGTTTCAGGCACTGAAGACAACACATCGATGAATGCTTCAGTGACTAACTTCTTATCCAAGCCAGCGTCCGCGCAAAAAGCTACAATCTTCTCTTGCAGTTTTACTTGCTTGTCTTTAGTTCGGTATAGGTCAAGCTCTTCAAGAAGAAGTTTGAGGCCCACATCAACGGATTTTCGCACAGACTCTTCGGCCTTTTTCTTTTCGTCATCGGCGTCTTTTTCTTCATGCTTTTTATCGTCATCCATATCCTTTTCCTCGTGTTTCTTGTCATCATCCTTGTCGTCGTCTTTGGCTTCATCCACAGGGATGGCATTGGACGCGGCCTCTTCCTTCTTGTCCTTCTCTTCAAATTTAGTCTTGAATAGACCTAGGACATTCTTGACTTTCTCTTCGTGAGACATGCTACCGCCAACAATAGCGCCAACAGCCTCAGCCATGTCTTTGTCGCAGTCTTCGCTGACGTGCGGTAAGTTTTTATCGTCGGCCATGGCCTCAGGCACATGGACCTTTGGTCCGGGCAGAACAAGTTCTGCTTCAGTTTTCTTCTTCATTACACTCTCCAGAATCTGGTTATAACTCTCAAAAATGTTTTTGTTGGTAGCGGCATTAGCAACAATGTCACAACTTTCCAACTCAACAATTTCTTGTACTAATTCCGTGCCATCGCGCTCCATTTTAGTCTTGCATATCGCTGCGTGACTTATACCCAGAGCATCTGGCTGATAATCAACAAAATATTTGAATGCGGGGGCATATGGATGGGCCGGATTGAAAACCAAGTCACCGTATATACCGTTCTCTTCTAACCGCACATTTACAATTTGTCCGAATCGGTCCATGACACTTCTATGTTCATTTGGCTTGTGGTCCAGATTGACCAGTGAGCCCTCATATTTGGCCAATGCAGCCTGCATCGTACTTTGTGGGTACACACGATTATTCTTGCTATACAGGCCCAAAACCTTGACATTCTTCACGACATTGTCAAGAACTTCGGTGCCTTCAAGCAAACTCGAGGACTCAGTAAGTGTTTTATTTCTTCTCATAACCTATAGATAATATGACATTCCTAAAAATTATTTTTGAAATCCTGAATGATTAAGTCGAATTGGTCCGTTGTTATTTTGGCAATTCGGATTATCTCAGTTTTCTTGTAGTTTTGGAAAAACATGGTCAGAACTTGCGTCTCCAAAACATTGTATTTGCTCATAATGTGGTCGTACAAATGTAGCAAAAATTCGTCGTTTTCCTGCTTCTGGTCTTTTATCTTTTCGCTGGATTCCAGCAGTATCATCTTCTTGTTATGCTGCAGATTCTTTGTGCCTAACAAACTTCTGTAGATGCGACCAAATATGTATCTCTGCGCGAAGGCCCCAAGTGATACGCCCTTGGTTGGGTCAAACCGATTAAAAGCCATCATCATGCCATGCCAGCCCTCTTGAATGCAATCTTCCAATTCTACATGCGCATTCATGCTGTGGAAATAACTGGCTATATTTTTGACCAAAGGCGCATATTTCAGGATGTCATCAGGGTGCTTTGTCGGGCTTGGGTTCTTTTGCTGTTTTGCCTTGGGGCTGGCGGGGCTTTTTACCCCCGATTTCGACTTTGGTCTCTTTTGGTGCATCTGCCTCCAACGTTGGTTCAGTGAACAATTCGTTGATGATTGATTCATCCAAAACCGGATGATACTGCTTCATCAATTTCTTTCCTGCCTCTGGGGATACACCTACAGCCTTTATGGCCGCGACACTCTTCAAAATATTCTCCAAGCCATCATCATCCATTTTTTGTTTTTTTTGCTGGTCGTACTCTAGGCCCTGTTCGGAACAGACGGTGTTAATACTCTTGATTCCCATATCAACAAAAATCTGGTTGGCTTGTGCTTCCTGCAAAATATCCCTAGTTATAAGGCTCGGCCCTGTGGGCACGATTTTCAATTCGGTCAAGGCATTGCTGGGCAGCAAGCCTCGCTTGACTGCATGGGTTATTTGCTTCCACATCAAGCTCTGATGCGGTTTGGTTCTGCTGCTTGCAAAGAATTCTCCTAGTCTTTTCTGCCATCGCGCAAAAGTCCTGTATGACGGACTCTCTTGCACAATATGCGCACTGTATGAGCCGCCTTCTAGCTTCTGCGTCAAGTGAGTCTCACTGATGCCAAAATGGCTGGCTATAGCCCTCAAATTGCACATTAGGGTTATTTCAGAGTCAATTGCTCCAGTATCTATGGCTGGAAACTCGTATTCTATATTTTGAGAGCTAGTTAGTACACTACTGTTCGGTAGCGATTCCAAATTCAACGTGTTTTGGCCCGGGTACGGGTTTGTAATCTGGATGTTTGTGGTTTTGTTTAAAAGGTTCTGTACGCCCTCAGGAGGTGCTTGTTGTACTTTGCGAATCAACGCCACCTTGGACCTAGCTATGGTCAAGCTAATCATGGCATTCAATATTTGCTCACTGTTTACAAAATTGCTTGTGACTTGCCACGTGTAAGGAAGGCCGCGTTTGCTGTTGGAGTATGTCATAACCTTGTCGTAATTGATTTCCTCGGCCGGAATCAATTCAGGAATCAAATTGGCATACGGGTCAGTGACTATCCAATACCCTATGACATCGTGTAAGTCTTCTTTTCTACAAGCGATACCAAATGATATATCAGGGTCGTTAGAATCAGAGGGCGGAAGTATTAAATCATTTTCGACCCATCTGACAGTTAAAAGACCTTCTTCGTCTTCAAATATTCTGGCGCATGCTTCGCCTTCAACTATCAGGCGGTAAATGTATTCCAGTTCCATCGCCTGTATGTTGTTTTTTTCGCAGAACAAATCTATGACATCCTGCGCTTGGTCGATTAGCTTTGCCGGCGTATTATCATTTACGCCAGTGACTTTGTATTTGAATCCTTCGCCAACAACGAAATTCTTGAAGATATTTACAACGGCTACGCACCACTCGTTGTAGGCGTACAGCCAACGGCTTCTCTCGCGGACTTGTTTGAGCTGGTAGGTTGTCAGGTAAACTTGGCGGTAATATCCACTACCGTTGTCGTATTGCTGGCCTGTGGAATAGGGATTTACCCCAGTTGCACCCATGTAGCCATACGGCCAAAAACCGTTGTCAAATGCCTGTACTGACCATGGATTGAAGTCCAAACCAGTTGCGGTGCCAATGAATTGGTTGCCGGGAATTACGATGCTTTCTGTCGTTTTCTTTTTAGCCATAATTTATTACCTACCTAAGTATTAAATGACTTTTAGGACTTCCATGCTGCAATGCCCCAGCAGTACAAAACATCGCCGTCAATAGTTGTTCGCCATTTCTTGTTGAACCGCGTCAAAGGTTCCACAATTTCGCCCTTTATGGGGCAGTTGTATGTCACCCTATAATCGCGCACGCATTTGGCCAAAACATAATGGTCATTCAACAGGCAAATCACTGGTACCTTGTTCTCGGTAAAGTAATTCAGATACTTCGTGTTGAAATTGCCAGAAACCACCATCATGCCTTTCTCTCTGAAAAAACTTTCAAGTGTTCTGACCTGCACTCCATCCAAGGCGTTTGCCAATGATTCAAGGCCGCGATGTTTGAGGTTGAAATAATTCAACACCATCTCCGCACAGGCTTTTCCACAATCGGAATTACCTGATTGAAACACCGGCTCGATTGGCAGCGCCTTACGAGGGAATCTCATTTCTAAACGTGTCCCATGTAGGTTTATCCAATTGACAGGCAAGTCCAAAACTATCAGCAAAGTCAGGGCTTCGGCCCAACCGCTTGATAATCTTTTCCTTGCTTTCCAATACAATAAGTGAGTTATTTGTCACCGTGAATTCTGGCATTCTCAATTCATTCAACAACATTTCCTGTTGTTTCTTGGGCAGCAGAGCTATGCTCAATGCTTTTTTGCGGGCCAAATCTCTAGCGCGGACCCAAATCTCAGTTCGTTTACCCTGCACATATGTTTCCATGTCTTCATCGGCTTTTTTGTTATTAATTACTTCGACAAAGTTGTATACCGATGCGCCGGTACCTTTCAAATCAATCACGCCACATCCCAGACCTGACCCGTCAATGTGGCAAGGTATTCTGTACGGGCTAAGTGTTTTGGTGGCGTATTTGTTGCAAAATTCTTTTAGTTTTTCGGCCGTTTGCACAATGGACAGGCCTTTGAAGCTCTGCACCTCAACTATGTTTGGTCCGCGTCGAACCACAAATACAGTGCTGCAAGAGCCATAGCGAGCCACATCACAGCCAATGCTAACCATGTAGTCTGGGTCATCTGGAATTGGGATAAGAAGGTTTGCAAGGTCTTCCTCGGAGTAGAGTGAGAAGTCTGATTGACTTGGGTATTTGCCAAGGATTTGGACATCAAAAAGCGGATTTTCGCTGACATAATTCTGCCCCTCAAACTGGAAAGCCTTGTCAAGTTCATGGGGCTCTGCAAGTCTACAATCGCTTTGCAATCTTTCAAGCACTGTCTGACGGGTGATGGCACCCGCAATGAC